GATAATCCAGAAAGAAGGAAAAGCTTTAGGGCTCGTCATAAATGCGACGAAAAGAAAGATAAAATGAGTGCAGGATATTGGAGTTGTAAAGCATGGTAAGTGTAGAACTGCAGTTATCGATTGAAGATTGCAGAACTTTGTACACGGCTGTCTGTGATGCCATTCAATATTGGCCTGGTTCTCCTGCCAGACCTCCAGAAGAACAAGTGAAATTACAGCAAATGAAACTGTTTTTGTTTAGTATAATATGTGAAGCTTCTCTTGATAAATGATTAAAAGCGGCGGTTACGTTGAAGGTCAGCCAAAGAAAACCTCTCAGGGGCAAGGGAAACATTCTCGCCCCAAGAAAGGTAAAAAGAAACTGCGCGGTCAGGGAAAATAATTTTACTTCTTTTTACGCATAGCACGAAGCCGGGCCATCTTCTCCTTCATTGACTCTTCTTTACCTGGCCCTTTTGCTTTTGCCTTTCCATTCATAGGAGTCTTCTCTAGTTTCTTTGGAGCTTTAGCAGAAGTCTTAGCTTTTGCTGCGCCAGCACGACCCTGCTTTGACTGATGTGAAGTCATAGAAATAGTTTGGTTATGCATATTCTAGAGTAACAATCATTTTCTTTTACAAATAGCTTATAATCAGCTCAGCTCTGTGTATCTCATGCACGATTTTTCTCCTGCTATTTGTATCATAAAAAAGTACGAGGGTTTTAATGAACGTGCATGTCCTGATCCAGCCACTGGCGGAGAACCCTATACAATTGGTTACGGTTCAGAGTTTTATCCAGATGGGTCTCCCGTATTAAAGGGTCAGCTAGTTTCAAGAAAAAAAGCATTTGAGTATTTGCTTGCAGAACTAGACGTGATTGACAGCGAACTTGATGCGCTGAAATTAGATCTAGACCCGCATATGAAGAATGCTTTACTATCTTTCATTCACTCTGTAGGGTGGGAAGCTTTTCTGTACAGCTCAATTGTCGATGCAATTGAGAGAGGAGATTTTGCTGAAGTAATCCATGAGTTCAACCGTTGGGTTTTTGACGATGAACACAAAGTAATTGGCGGTCTTTTAGAAAGAAGACGAGAGGAAGGAGATGTATTTTTAACAAACATCGATGAGCTTGCCTGGATGCCGCCAGATGTTTTATTAAAAGCTTTTAGAGATTATGAAGCATCCATGCGTCAGGTGAATGCAATTCGCAAATTCGAAGAGCGCGTCAACCCTTATGTACTATCCGAATTTGCAAATGAATTCGGTTTAGATGCCACTCTTAGTTTTCCGATAGAGCAAGAAATTGATCGACTCTTTTATGCTTTAGAGTAAAATTGTATAAAAGAGGAGTTACATGGAACATAGTTCTGAGACTAAAGAGTTTCATCTCCCCTTGGAAATGCAATTCGCGATGCGTAAGGCAGAGGTGCATGCCAAGGATTTAAATCGAGATGAATTAATTTGTGCATTGCTAAACCTCTATCACCAAAGGTTGATGGAATGGAACGCACTGAAAGCCCTAATGGCAGAAGAACAAGTCGATATTGAATTCGATATCCCTACTGACCTAGAGCTTTCAGAGCTTGTGTCTTACATTCCTGAGGACCAAATAGGTGAAGACGATGATGACAATTGTCTTTTATAAACTATCCGTCAGTTTCGATGAGTCTTTTTAAATACCATTCGGCTTTTTTTAAAGACTCAACTCCGCCTTTGTGCTTTTCTCGCCACAAGTATTTTGCGATGTTGCCTTTGAGGTAGCCTCTATATTCTTCTGCACTAAGCTGTGCTTCTATGGCTTCAATGCATTCAATGTTTCCATCCGTATAATGTGACGGATGATTTACATTATCGGATTCAGTTGTATCTGATTTTGAGTTGGCCCAAGGTACTGGACACACACCCCCAGGGCAATCCATTTCTACCGGATCAAACCACGCCTTTTCATTGACTCCTGCATCATCTGCTCGTCCGGACCCAGCTCCACCATCATCAACGACCCGGTAACTCCGTTCGTCGTCCCTGCAGCCAGCGCTTCCTCCATGCTCGGAATGTAGCCCGTCAGGCCCGGCCGTGCTCCCGGAGTTTGTCCCGGAATCACTGGAGCCATTTCCTTCCCGATATAAAAACCCCTGTCTACTGATGCCTGACTTCCTGGCATCCGGGTCACTTGTTGATCTGCCATTGCTTCCGGAGACATCAACACAGGTTGATTGTTGCCCGTTAGCGCAAGGTTCTCCCTGTTGTAACCCTCTTCGCATGTTGAAAGTCCGTTGTTGTAATTATCATACATCGGAACGTCTGCATAATAATTATCTAAAGGCTGTCCATTTGTATCACAGCCTGTAACGCACCTCCTTACATAAGGATTGCTTCCAACGAAGTTCTCCAGAAAACTCGTGGCTACATCAAACATTTTTATTACTTTGATTATGTCCTTTTATAATAGTAACAGGCAGTAATTTAGACTTTGAAAAAAATACAGTCTACTTATTCAGCAGATGCGCGATTTCTTCAAGGAGATAATCGTCGCTTGAATGCAGCTGCACGATTTGCTTTTCAGGAAAGATCTAATCCTGAAAGAGTAGAAGATAAAAACAGAAGGCGAATAGCTAGTGCCAAAGCAGCAGGAGAATATCGGAAACGACAAAACATTAATGAGCCAGGGTTTGGTTCTCGTATTCCAGTTGGTAAGTTCTCAATCAATGGCGTTGAGCTGCCGAGTCTCCGTGGTCGGAATTACGGAAGACCCGGTGCAGGCGGAATGATGGTCAGTAAGAAACCAGGTTTCAGGTTTGGAAGGTTCTACGGTTTCTAGACTTTAGAGAAGACAACTTGATGGGGTTGTGATTGATACTTACCGCTTCGATCCTGGTAGCTGACAGAGCAAGGCCTCCCAGCCATAAATAAAAGTTGAGTAATTCCTTCTTCGGCATAGACTCTATTAAATAGTCCTGTGCAGTTACTGATTTCTAATGTCAGATAACCCTCCCAACAAGCTTCAGCTGGTGTAATGTTGACCATGATTCCAGATCGAGCATAAGTCGATTTGCCAACAGCAATTACAGTTACATTACGAGGCAGTTTAAGCCTTTCTTTTGCAACACCCAGGCAATAACCATAGGGAGGAAGAATAAAAAATTTTCCCCTTTCATCCTCATGCAAGTCTAGAGGCTTCAGAATTCCTTCATCAAAAGCTTTTGGATCACAAACTCCTGTCTGAACACCGCCGAATAAAAAACACTCTTTACTATCAAGACGAATGTCATATCCATAAGAACCCAAGCCGTAACTCAGAACCTTTTGACCGTCCTCTTCTTTGACTACATGCTCAACAAAAGGTTCGATCATCTTATGAACACGGGCAAGATCTCGAATTTCAAAGTCGGCTAACAGCGTCATCTTTTGTTCATTGCTTAAGGAAAAGCCTAGCAAATAATTCTGCCTTTTTCGGAATAAATCTCGATAAACTTCTCGATATTTGCTGTGTTTAATCCATGTGGAGGCATATAAACGATTATGGTTGTTGATGTTTGCTTTCTTTCGTCTACACCCTGACTTGTGTTTTTAATCATCATCGGCGCATGTTTCAATATGCAGATTGGAAAATCGAATATACGCTGATCATGTCGAATCATGTCAGGATGATTTGTCATGAATACGCCTTGTTTGATATTTCCTTTCATCCATTCACGGTACATCCGCCTGAACCAAACAGCCTGAGACGATGTGAGTGTTACTGATGCAGACCTTGTCTTTTTCCAGCGCTGCATTTTGTGCTGCCAGAAGTAAGTACCCCCTGGAGGAAACAAATAAATGCTGTCCGACCAGGGCTGTTCGTTTAGCCCATCCATAGATGGTGTGTAATATGCATCCGCACCTACGTAGCAATTTGCTTTGTCTGAACTCGCAACATCTAAGTCGATGCCGCCAAGTAAAGCATGAGCACTCTGAACTAAGTCATAGTTTGAGATCAGTTCAAAATCTTCATTCTCTACAAAAGGTCTCATTGAACAACGTCTTCTAAAGAACTTTCACTGGCGGTGTTGTAGCAAATTTCAAAATAACGAATTCCGTTATCGTCATTGATTATGTAACCAGCCTTTTCACTCGGGTCGATTTTTTGTCCTGCCTCTAAGATTCGACGAAAAGTTTCTGCAAGTTGTCCGTCGTTCTCACGTTGACAGTTTTCTTCTGCTGAATGAATTTCTTTAAGCGTCATGTAAAACATTGAGCGTTCCTGATGGGGCTGAAAACACATGACGCCAGGGCCTTCAAGCTCCCAGAATTTTGAATACTGTTTTCCCAGGTCACCAAGAATAATTTTTACAGTCGTATCCAACATCCTTGTCTTAGTTAGATCAGGCTCTTTACCAAGGATGCTTAATAAAAGCTTTTCTCTTCTGTTCATTGCAGTAAATCTTGACGACGTAAGGATTCAAGGAGCTTAGGTTCAGGTTGATAGATAACTACCATTTTCCCTAGTACACCCTTTCTCTTGATGAGTTTACCATTTTCATCACGAAGTTTTCTAAATTCATTTGAACGTATAAGATATTCGGCTACACACCTGAGTCTTCTTTTTAGAGGAAGTTCTGCCTGTGGAAATTTTCCGCAGATCGTATCCGGTTTCAAATCTCTAAAGGCAACACGTAATCTATTTGCGAGTGTCATACTAGATCCCTCGTCCTCTTCTTCATAATTTTTTAAAATTTGCAAGTACCGCTGAAGATCAGGGGTTGCAAAAGACCCTTCAGGCGGCAAAAAGATTTCTATTTGGTACGCCAAAGATTTCGGCAGGATATCCGAGTAATTTTCCAAATTGACATCTTCTATATTGAAGCCGTAAAATCTATAACTCATAACTTCGGATGATCTGCTTCGTCATCAGGCCTAGGAATGTCTTTATAAAGCCTGCGTCCACCCACATTCTTGTGGAGAATTTCTTTTTCAATTGGATTTTTGGCGAAAGTCTGCACAAGACTATTCCAAGGAACTCTTAAGTATCCCTTAATCCTTGCGTCTCCGGCTACGTTTACGTAGTGAATGCCCTGTTTCCAGCCCTTATTGTCGTTGTGCATTCCGGTTTTGATCCAGTTTCTGATCGTCTGCGGAGTCACGTGTAATCGTTTAGCGCATACTTCAAGTGTTATATACTCATCCGCATGACATCTTGGATCTAGTACGTCGGTTTCTCCATTTTGATAGCGGCTGTACCAAATACTATTTAATGCCTTGTTGACATTCTCAAGTTCAGTTCCAATTTTCTTGAGACAGCGAGAGATTTCATCTGTCATATCGCTTTTTATTTTCAATAATGCTAATCTATTTACGAAGTAAATGTCTAGTATGCAAGAGCAAATTCCTTCAAGCAATCCTGCTCAAGTAGACGAGCAGCCGCAATACGAACAGACCTATCAAGAACCTACTTTTAATCCAGAAAATCTTGAATCCTTAAAGGCACGTGCCCGTGACCTTGCGATGCAACAGGCAATTGCAGCTCGCGGTATGCAGCCCCCTGCCAACCCAATGGCTACCCCGCCTTTGGCTCAACCGCCTCAAGCCCCGCCTCGTCCGCAACCATCACCAACTCCGAAGTACCAAGCACCAG